ATGAAATTAGCTTGGTATTCAGATCTGACGAAAACCGAAAAAAAAACTTATTGGGCAAGCCTCGGGGGATACACTCTCGACTCCATGGATACAACAATTTATTCCCTGGTTATTCCCATCTTATTGAGTATCCATTTTCTGACTAAAACAGACGCTGGCGTGCTGGGATCCGTTGCGCTGATTGGCAGCGCCATTGGCGGCTGGGGTGCGGGATTGATGGCTGACCGGTTTGGTCGGGTTCGTGTCATGCAATTAACCGTTCTGTGGGTGGCTTTTTTTACGGCGGCCACCGCTTTTTGCGATCACTTCTGGCCATTTTTTGTTATCCGATTCTGCCAGGGGCTGGGCTACGGTGGTGAAGTTGTGGTGGGCGCCGTCCTGATCAGTGAAGTCATCCGTGCTGACTACAGAGGGCGGGTGGCGGCGTCCATCCAGAGCGGTTACGCGATAGGTTACGCCATTTCACTGGCAACGTTACCGTTACTGCTGGCTTTCTTCCCGGAAACAAGGGCCTGGCGGGTGTTCTTCCTGGTAGGAATTATTCCTGCCGCGTTGGTCTGGTTTATCCGCCGTCTGGTACCGGAATCCAGCACTTTTTCCACAGCCACTCCTGACAGAAACACCAGCATTACTGCCATTTTCTCCGCCCCTTATCGTCGCATCACGCTGATCTCAACCTTACTGGCCAGCGGGATTTTTGGCGACGCCTATATCATGATTACCTGGCTTCCCACTTATCTGCGTCTCACGCTGGGTCTGCCCGTAACCTCAATGTCAGGCTATCTGACCATTAACATTTTGGGATCACTGATTGGACCTTTCCTTTACGGACTGATGAGTGACCATATCGGGCGCTGGCGCGCGGTGATGATCCTGTTGGTCGCCCAGTCGCTGGTTGTCTCACTCTATATGTTTGTCTCAATCGATATGACCAGTACGTGTAGCGCCGAAAACGATTTTGGACTGATTTGTAATTAATTCTGGACTCGATTTCACCCACCAAGCCAGTCCAAAATCTATTGCAAATTGACTTATTTTTAAACACCGCGCCAGTACCTGCCTTTCGCCTCTCTTATCTGCTGGACTGCCTTACCCTGTCGAGTTAGTGTCCGTCGCGCTGCCAGGCCTGCAGTTTTTATTGTCAGCGAGAGGATAATTTGCATGAATTTCAATGAAGCCCGTCAGACCATGACAGATGACGCCTGTGAGGTTGTTTCTGCGCTATCACAGGCACCTGCTTTAACGCTCCAGGCCATTGCCTACATTACCCATCAGAAAGAATACGCCACCCGCTTTATACTTGAGCAGATGGCGATATTTGAGGTTGTACGTTGTGAAAGTGGCCACTGGTCGCTGACTGAAGGCTTTAAAGCCTCTGCCAGGTGATATATGGCCAGCCTGTTCACGGCTGGCCTCAGTTTCTGATAATCAACTCACCCGCCTTATATCCGTTGTTTGATCCCACGCTGTACGTTGTCACCGCCGTGTCGATGGTTAGCCCTTTAAACGCCTCACGCATGTCAGGGTGATCGTTAACTGAAATAATTATCTTCCCTTTGATGGTTCTCGCCAGTTCAGCCATCTGCACGTACTGATCCATGCCGAACGGCACGCCGTAGCCCTGCGTCTTCCAGTATGGTGGATCGAGGTAGAACAACGTTTCGGGTCTGTCATAACGCCTGATGCACTCCTGCCAGTCCAGGTGCTCGATAGTCACCCGCTGGAGACGCAACCAGGCATCAGACAGCGTTTCTTCCATGCGCAGGATATTCAGCTTGGTTTTGCCCGATGCACTGGTGCCGAAGGTTCTGCCAACGGCTTTAGCGCCAAAGGAGAGCTTTTGCAGGTAGTAAAATCTGGCGGCACGCTGAATATCGGTCAGGGTTTCGGGTGGGGTATCTTTCAGCCATTTAAATATTTCACGACTGGTTAAAGCCCATTTAAACTGCCTTATAAACTCCTCAAGATGATGCTGAATGACGCGGTAAAGATTGACGATGTCGCCGTTAATGTCGTTAAGCACCTCGACTCTGGAGGGGGACTTCATAAAGAAGAGTGCAGCACCGCCGCAGAACGGCTCCACGTAACAGGTGTGGTCGGGGAATAATGGTATCAGATGCTTTGCCAGCTTACGTTTGCCACCCACCCAGGGAATGATTGTGTTAGTCATATTACCTTCGTTAATTGATCTGTGTTAACGATCAATAAATTGCTTATTGATCAGTAAAACCAATATTAACCAGGTCGCAGGGTGAGCAGCAGTTACAGGGGTGAGGCGGGCTTTCGCGCCGGGTCACAATGGCAGGCATTTGTAAATTTTCGCTTAAAATGCTTGCGAAGTGGCATTTGTTTATTCAAGTATCAGCACTCACTCAAGTGCAATTATTAAACGGGATGTTATGGATAACGGTATTCAGATAGCGATGTCTCCGGTTCAGTTGGCTGCTGTTCTGTCAGATAAAACAGTCACTGAATCAGAAACAATGAGTAACCGCCTGCTGGGTGGGCTTGATCTTATTATGGGCAGTCTGGAAATGGCTGGCGCTACCGCTCTTTGCATGGCACCAGAGCCTACCGGATTAACTAAGGCCGCTTGCGTTGTTGTTGGTGCCCACAGCATGGACAGTATTAATACTGCGGCTGACCGGATGCTTTCCGGGACTAACACCCGCACGGCGACATACCGGGCAGCAGCTGAACTGGCTAAACAGTTCGGTGCCGATGATAAAACAGCGTGGGAAATCGGCCTTACGGTTGATATAGCTGTTCCTGTTGGGTTTGCTATGGCAGCAAGTGCCGCTCGCGTTGCGATGATCCGCTCTGGCCGTATAAACCTCAGAGAGCATGAGTCATTTAACGGGTTAAAGCCTGGCGGCCATGCGATTGAAAGGCATGTTGGAAGAACAGAGGCTGAATTAAGACAACGTCTCGCATCGCGGCCAACCATGACCGGGAGCAGCACCTTCCACAACCTGCGCGTAGCTGAAGACGCAATATCCAGAGCATTGAAATTCAACGCTCAGTTGGTTAAGCGCTGGGCGAGCAATGGCAGATCCGGCTCCAGAATGGAGATAGATTTTTTTGCAGGCAATGAAATTGGTTTTGGCATTAAAACCGCCACCGGCCCTGTTATAAAATCATATAAATTACGGTTAGTGCTTGTCCTTCAGAATTATCACGGAAAGCCTTACTACGTACTGACAGCCTTCCCTAAACTGGACTGAACAATGATTTATTATTATCTCGACCATCTTATGGGGGCGTACCTCAATCAGGACTATGACCTTTCCGGTGAAACGCCCGAGGAAGTAGTTCAGTGCTACCTGGACAGTGAGGGAGTCGCCCACGCTTCAGGGCTTGCTGAAGATTGCACAAAATTTATTGAAAACAACAATGATGTTGAAACGAATTTTGAGGCGCTATATGGAGATGATTTCAGCCCCAGATTATGGCGTATTACAGCCATTGAATTTCTTCAGAAGACATCAGAACAAGCGAAAGCATTTATCAGTGACAGTGAGTCCAGATAATATCCTTTCGTTACTCAGTAAGAATAACGCCGGGATTTTCCCGGCGTTATTTTATCTGCTATACCGCCTGTACAGCTTCAGCGGATTCAGCTTCCGGCACGTCCTGGCCGTTATCAATGCTGTGCTTGTACTGGAGGCTGTTAACATACTTCTGCACAAGAGACTTAACGCTGGCTTTATCGTCTTCAATGACTTTATCAGCCAGTTGGGTGGCAATGGTCTGCTCCTGTTCTGACAGGGCTGACTGGATCTTGTCGAAGTAGTCACCGCAGGCCGTTTTAACCGCGTCCTCATTGCTCAGGGTCAGATGCCCCAGAAACTCAGTTACAGCGGCCTGTGCATCTTCCTGAGTGTAGCCATCATACACAGCGTCAGTGATGGTGGTGACAAGCGCAGAACTGCGCAGAGCGCTGATTGCCGATTTCTCGATATTGCCGACTAATTTAGTCATGGGGATATTCTCCGTTGGTTTTGGTTTATTACAGGTAAAAAGAGGCCGTATCCATGCGAATAATTTCACGGATGTTTGCTCCTGTTTTATTTCGGGTTTATCTGCCCGCCAGATGTATTAAATAAATTACTGGCTACTTATAACTCAATTCAACCGCTTATATATTTACGAAAACGTCAATTGATTTACTCAATGTTTAAACTGACTGGTTTAACCTTCTTCCCGGTGATGTGACCCGTCACTGCAGGAAGATGTGTAAGCAACATTGTTATTGTGTGTAGTTATTTCCCCGCCTGCTGTGCCCACGGGACAGGCGGTTTTTTTTGACCTTATTCCGGCTTATCCGGCCATGCTATTGATTTGTAACCCGCCTCGTTAGTCACGCCCGTCAGGTCCAGCGCCTTAAGCGCTTTGATATATGCCATCCATTTCACCAGGCTGGCCTTATCGTCATCGCTGATCACGTCAAGCTGTAGCTCCGTTCGCCAGTCGGCGGTGGTGCTGTTGGCTTCGGTCACCAGGGTCTGGCGTTGTTCCTCTGCCCTGGCCTGATACTCTTCAGCGGTCAGCGGCTTCTCGCTGATTGTTTTACCGTCGAACTGCCAGCGGGACGTGGAGTCACCGGGGAAGCCTTCGGGAAGATCGCTTTTGTCTGTCTCGGCCACGCTCAGATTAAGCGGAACTATACCGCTCACATCATATTTGGCATCAACAAGCAGCCCGGTGCTGTCATAGGCAATTTTCATCGCGTCAGCAGAGAATTCAGACTGTAGCTTGTACCAGTCATTGCCATCTTCATCCTGAAGATACATCGCGCCGTCCACACCATTTTCAGGCGTATATCTGGTGAAGTTTTTATAGATTTTCATACAGCCTCTTAAGATACCGTTTCAACATTAATCCACTGGCCGTTAACCAGAATCTGAGCATAGGAATAGCGGGCTTTTGCGCCGGTATAAATCCCAACACCGGTAACACAGGTGCCTGAAGGAGCCGACCAGTCAGATGAGCCTGTGGTGGCCCAGGTGGAGGCTGCGTAGCGGAAACCTGTCACGGCAGCAGATGCAACCGGCGGGGGGTTATTGGGGCTGTAAACGCGCTGGCCCATTTCGTTCAGCGTGTTGCTGGTGTCCAGTGAGCCGGTACCCGTTATATCCACCCTCCCAAATTCCTGCGTGTTGCCGTTATTTACGGTACGGAAAATAAAACCACCAATCCCACTGCCCGCATTGCAAACAAGGTCGACTTCCCCTCTACCTCCTGATTCGTTCCACAACAGGTGGGAACCCTGACCCGCTGCGCCGAGTGTATTGGAATTAACGTGCAGTCCGGGTGAGGTGACCCCCTTACTGCCCACGGTGCCACCCTCTGCGGGGAATGCGCCACACTGTGCCGCCGTTGGCTTGTTAACAGTGGTGAACAGCTCCCCTTCATCCGTGCTGTCTACCGTCAGGTGTGGCTTGCCGTCATCTCCCCAGTCAATATAAATGCTGTGACTGCCCGATGAATGAAGACCGCCGCCAGCCTGAACGGCTTTATAGTTGCCGACCTTATCCAGTCCAAGGTTCTTTTTGGCGGTGGTGGCATCTTTCAAATCTGACAGATTTTTACCCTGCTGAAGCGCTCCACTGACTCGCTCATCATCCTCTGCCAGGAATAACTCTTTCAACGCGGAGAGTAACTGGTCATTGGTTGCTTCAGCGGGTTCAACTCCGGCTGCGGTTAATACGGCAATAACTTCCTGCTGCAGGCTGCGGGTGGCGGCCTGATCGTCATTCATATACGTAGCGGTGACAATGGTGGCCAGTGCGCCGGTTTCTTTGTCTTTATCGTGAAAAAGACCGTCTGTCGTATCAATGGGATCAATTAAGGGTTTCATTATTCGCTGCCCTCTGAATATTTAAATACGCATTCCGTGTGAGCCGGTTTTAATCGCTTAAATAATGTTTCCAGGTCGGGGTCTCCCGATTCCTCCAGGCGGTCACCTACGGAGGATTCACCCACCCGGAAATAATAAATTCGCTCAGGTGTGCCATTAACGTTAATTATCCAGCGCCACATCGGGTCGTCCGGTTCTTCAATCGTTATCTCGTAGCCCATCGCGGCGGCGAGATTGATAAAATACTGTCGGCTCAGCCCGCCCGTTTCAGCCAGCGCGGCCATGACCCTGGCGCGGCGCTGCTGTAGCGTGTCGCTGTCGTCAACCGTCAGGGCGTAAACCCGCTCCCAGTCGATGAGCGTGTCAGTGGCGGTTTCGGGATCAATTGCGGACACAAGGTCGGCAATGATGGCATCCACGATGCTGAGGATTTGCGCGTCGGCGGTCAGTTCCGCACTCAGGCGCTCCCCTGACGGCTCATAGGTCACCGGAGGCAGCAGCAGCGCCAGCAGGTTGAAATAGTCCGTTCTGGTCATGCTTCGGTAAGCTGCGTGATGGTAATGGTGCCGGGGCGCACCCACTCAACCACGGTGTCATCCACCGTGGGCGTGACGTTGCCCGTGGGGGCTGAAATCTCGTAATCCAGCACGCCCTCGGTGTCGGAAATCAGCGCCCCAATCTGGGTCCTGATGGCCTCCTGTCCGGGGATCAACGCATTAAACCAGGTGGTGAGGCTTGTGGTGATGGCACTGGTGACGGCGTCCATCGTGGTGTCGTCGCTGATGCCCACCGCCACGGTAACGTCGAGGGTTTTCTCCGTGGGGGCCAGTACCTGACAGTCCTTTGCCGTCACCGGGCGCACGCTGTCGATGTAGGTCTGCACGGCGGCAAGGGTTTCATCTGAAGGCAAGCCATCGGTGGCGGTGATCACCACGTCAACCGTTCCCAGCCCGCGACGGAGCGGAAACACCCAGGCACCGCCCACGCCGTCCACCGACTCGGCCCAGACTTTATAATCATGCGCGTTACCGCCCGCTGCGGGCTGGCGCATCACGTCCAGCAGGCGGGTCAGCAGCGCGTCGTCCAGTTCGGTATCCGTTCCTCCGGTCATGCTGGCCACGGTGACGGTGCTGTCCACGCCTGAAGGCGCAGAGACCAGCGTGCCGGTGACGCCTGCGGTGAGGTTGCCCGCCGTGCCTGTGGTGGTGGCTTTTGCCGCAATGGTGGCCATGCCGTTGTCGTCCAGCTTGCCCTCTGCGGTGGTCTGATACAGGGTACTGTTTCCCTTTATGCGAAACTGCAGGCCGCTGGCAAGCGCTGTGTTTTTTGTGCCGGTTAAGGCAATGCTGCCACCTGATGCAGTGGCCTGCTTGCGGCTCAGGCCGCGCAGGCGGGCATGCATCACCAGCCAGTCGGTGTCTGCCGTGTCCGGGAACGCCTGACGCAGCACCCAGGCGGCATACTGATACAGGCTCCAGACGACGGAGGCGGTGGCATTTGCCCTGACGGCATTGTCGCTGTCCGTGCCGGTGTCGGCATCAGGCAGCTGGTTGCTGACTTCTTCCAGCCAGCTCTCAGCAATGTCAGCCTGCGCGGGTATGGTCAGGGGCATTGTTAGCTCACTTTAACCGGGTATTCAAAGGTGGCCACTTCACCGCTGGCCTGTTCGATACGGACAGAAAGACTGAGCCAGCCGGAGCGGGGGCGCGTGGCCGAGACCGTTACCGCCGTTGCGCGACCGTCCGTGACCAGTGGCGAGAGCGCCTGAAAGGCGTACTGCTCAGCCAGTGCGCGGGTCTGCTCCGTATCCTTACGGGGCAGCAGGTGCAGCTTCGACCCCACCGTGGGCGCAAAGAGGTAGCTGCCCAGCGGGGTTTTGAGGCGCATCTGTGCGGCATTCTCAAGGCCGGTGGTGCGTTCACCGTTGTAGTCGCCCGTGGCCGGATCAATCATTCTGTCCATGTGGGGCAGCTTATCGCGCGCGCGGGGTGGGTATGAGTCACATGGGTGAGACGGGATTGATGCTGCTGAGGCGGGAGTGATGGATGAAAAGGAGGTAAAGGCGGGCTGACACGCAGCCCACCTGGTCAGTTCTGCGGGCCGTCCGACATACCGTCCGGGGTGTTATGCCTGTGAGATTCAACCCTGATGCCGTTAACGGTCAGGCTTTCGGCGGTAATGCCTTCGCCGCCCGTGATGTCCATTCCGGCAGTGCCGGAAATCGCGCCCTGGGCGGTCAGTTTCTGCGTGGCCGTCAGCTCCGGGGTGTCGATTTTCGCCGCATCCGTGGCGGTAACGTTGAAGTTTTTTACATTGACGTTCAGCGTGTCGCCCTCGATGTTAATAATTTTTCCCTGCTTAAGCGTGACGGATGCACCGTCGCTGTTGTAGAGGGATACTTCGCCGGAGCTGAGGGACTGGATGCGGTACTGGCTGTGCTCGGTGGCCACCACGATGCTGTGGCTGGTGCGACCGCCCAGCGGCAACACCACGGCCATCGCTCCCTCTGGCGGCACGGACGTGAGGCCATAATGCTGGAAGACCTCAACCTCCTGCAGGGTCTCTGAATCCAGCCCGTCAAGCTGGGCGGTCATCACACCGCCCGTGGTGGTGATGCGGGACAGTGCGGCACGAAACGGCAGGCGTATGGCCCTGAGCGCGGCGGCAATGCGGCTGTTGATAATGGCGGTGAAGTTCATCATTTAATGTCCTGCCAGTCGGTCCAGTACTCCGTGGTTTTTTTGCCTTTTTTCTTGTGGCGGGATCGCGGGTAAGCATCCGGTATCCAGATGCCATCCTCTTTGAAGGTAAGCGTGGTGGTCAGCGGCATGCCGCGCCCTCCACGAATTTCACGCCCCATCAGAAAATAAATCCCGTCGATATCGTGAATGGCGCTCTTGATGGCCACACGCTGGCCCGGTATCCAGGCCGCGCCGCTTTCAGTGTGAACGCCCCGCACCACGGCGGTGATCGTCAGCGCCTTCAGGCGCGAATCTGACAGCAGCTTACGGGCGCGGGCGGTGGCCTCCTCGTCCGTGTCCGTATCGCCTTCAACCTGAATATGAGGACGGTACAGGGAAAAGCCCGCGTCAGTGGAGGTGCCTTTGTAGTTGCGCACGCCATCGTGCTGTGTGGTGGCATGCCCCTGCGTCAGAACCGTAACCTCTGAGTAGCGCCCGGCGATGCTGGTGTGCTTTGTCAGGTTCAGCAGATTACCGGTGCCGTCGCGGTTAAGCACCAGTGATGCCACCGGTTCGGCGCTGTAGTCCGGGCCACCGATAACCAGCGTGCCGTCCGGGGAAATCCACGGCCACAGACCGCTGACCTCGGCGGCTTTCTGGAGAGCGGACCAGGCCGTCTCGCCGGGCTGAATACTGAACTTTTTAGGCGCGGTGGTCGAGTCTGCCCTGACGTCGATTTTTGAGATGCCAAGAGGGCGCACAATTCTGGCGATAACCTCCTGCAGCGTCATCTCCTGGGCGGTAAAAATCGGGGCGCTGCAGTCGAGCAGCACGGCGGCTTCATCGCGCCCGGACAGGTTCAGAACGTGCTGGCCACGCAGCACCGCATGGTTAATGTCATCAATCAGACCGGTCATCAGGATATCGCTACCGGCGCTGAGGACGGCGCGTGCACCGGCCTTTACCTCTGCAGGCAACGTGGCACCGCTGATGCCCAGATCGAGCTGCCACTGACCGGCTGGCGTCAGAAAATCTGCCACCACGGACGTGCGCATCCAGTCACTGTGAGAGACGCCCCCGACCGTCAGGGTCAGGCGTTCGTCAGCCGTGGTGGTGGAATTATTTTGCGTAGGCATAGAGTGTTACTCCGGGCTGCAGGTCGTTAGGGTTGCTGAGCGACGGGTTGAGGCGCAGCAGCTCCTCTGCCCGTGAGGCATCGGCGTACCAGTCGAAGGCAATCAGGTGAAGATTAGCGCGGCGCGTCACCTCGCGGGTGATAAGCGGCGGGCGCTGCTGGATAAGGTTGTACGCCTGCACCTGCAGCGCGTAAGCCAGCTGCTGCAGGGTGCTGATAATGGCGCTGTGGGTGCGGGTGTCTGCCGTCAGGCCGCTCTGGCGGGCGGTGGTGACGGTCTCCTGCATGGCGCTGCGTTCGTCGGCCAGCGCATCGACAATCACGCCGCGCACGTTGTTGGTGATGGCCTCAATCTGCGTGCCGGTCAGCGACGGCGTGGTGGTCTCATTCTCCATCACGGTGCTGGCCACCTCTGACAGTTCGCTGACCGCCACCAGGCGGACGGTACGGTTAACCAGCGCGGTATCGCTGGCGCGAACGGCGGTCACCTGACTCAGCGGGAGCGCAAAGGCTTTTTTGATGGTGGTGATACTGCGTGAGGCGATGTAGGCAGCAGGGTAAGACACGGCGTTATCCGCCAGTCGGGTGACCTGCTGCCAGTCTGATTTAACGCCGGTGCCGGTCAGGGTCAGTGAATCACTGAAGGTGCTGAACAGGCTTTTTAGATCGCTCACCAGCGCGGTCGGCGTGTCCAGCAGGTTACTGACGCTTGCCGCCGCGCCCTGAATCTGTTCGCGCACGCTGTCCAGCACGTACTCCCCCTGGGCGACAATGGTATTAATGCGCTCCGCGCCGTTCTCCAGCGTGCGGATATCCGACATGGCGGTGCTGAAGGCCGACGCGGCGCTGTCGAGCAGGCTGCTGCCGGTTGAGGAAATGCTTTCGGATGCCTGAGCGGCAGAGGCCGCGCTGAACAGCGCCTGCTCCTCGCCAGACTCAATAAAGACCAGCTCAATGGTGACGCCGTCCATCGTCTCGGCCTGTTTATCAATCCCCGCCTCCAGAAACTGGGCGCGGGGAATGGAGCCGTAGACCGGGTGGATAAGCTCACCGGGGCCACCGGTTTTAAACGTGGTTATAAGAGCCTTTAACTGCTGTTTCCAGTCACTGCCAAACAGAAAGGCGGTAATGCGGAAGTTGACGGGCTTCAGCCCCTGATCCTCGACCGTTGCGCCATCGTGGTAAGGATAGGCATAACTGACCGTGTCACGGGCCAGGGTGTCGCGGGTGGCGAGGCATTCAAACTCCACGCCCCGGAACGACGCCTGCAGCAGCGTATCCACGCCCGCCAGCGCGGCCAGCTGGGAGATAAAGTCGCTCAT